CTCTAGCAGTAGCAGTTGCAATGATTTGTCCTACAGCAGACTTAGGAACAAACTCTTCAGAGTTGAAGTTCAATATAGGCCCAGAGTAATTAACAGTAGTAGAACTTCCACTGCTACCTGCATAAGACGAACCACCTCCAGCTATTACAGAATCACCTCTAGCACCTGCTGAGTAGCGTTGCATGCTTGAGGCCATCTTTGATGCAGGAATTACATATTCGTTTTCTCCAGCCTCTCCTATAAGGCTAACTTCAGGTCTTGTAACATAACCACCTGCTGCTCTAGGAATAATAGGAGCAGTTCGTGGCCCTGGATTCCCTGTAATTCTATTTAATTTAGGAAGAGGTTGAATATTGTTTGCAGGAGCACCACCAAAACTAATATTTCCTACAAGTGCATTAATTCCAGCATTTAAAAATGCTCTTCCTATTTGTTTTACAACACTTGCTAACACTTCATTTAATGATTTTGTTCTATCTATAAGTGCTTCAACTGCATTTACCATTCCATTTGCAATTGTAGATCTAATATTTTCAAATAATTCTGCCTGTCTTTTTAATAAATTAATTTCTTCTAAATGATTTGTAAGTTTTTGTTGGTTATCAAATAAAGCTAATTTTTCTTCAGTATTTAAATCTTTTGTTACTTCTTTTATTTTTTCACTAAACTCAAAAACTTTTTTCTTAATCTCTGCTTGCTCACTTCCTAACCTAATTGAATCTTTTAAAAAATCTACTTCTTCAGATGCACTCTTAAATTGTCCTGTAAATAAAGCATCTATTTGTTGACTATTTGTTGGTGATACTGAGATTGTCATGTCAGCATCTTTTCCTTTATTAAATATATTATTAAAAAACTTTGTGATTCTTCCTAAAACTGTATCTGTTAATTGAAGCAAAGAATCTACTAAACTTAAAACAGGATTTAATAATGTTGCTAAAACACTTCCTAATTTCGTTAATATTTTACTAAAAGAATTACTAATAGATTGAAATCTTTCGCCAAAAACTTTTAAAGCTGTTACACCTCCTTCTCCAATCTGTTTAGATAACATCTTGGTCGCTACATTTAACGCTGCTTGTTTACCAGAAAATTGTTCAATTAATTTAAGACGTTCTCCTTCTATTGTTCCAGCTATTCCCATAGCTTGTGAAAGCTTGTCAATATCAGCAGTCAAAGGATTTAAAGCTTTTCCTAAATTTCCTATTCCTGTAATCGCTTGATCAACTGTTCTACCAATTAATGATCCAGCAATTCCTCCAGCAAACCCTCCTAAATATCCACCAATAGCACCACCAGCAACAGTTCCAGGGCCACCACCAAATAACAAAGGGAAACCACCACCAAGCACGGCTTGACCTGCTTTTGTTCCACTAAACCCACTCATCATCCCTCTCATTCCACCACCTTTTTGACGAGGCCCAATAGGAGAAGAATATTGATCTCTTCCAGAAACATCCCCTTTTGCAAATCTTTCAAACGCAAGGCTTCTTTTTGCCTCGTTAAGTAATTTATTTCTATCCGCTAATCCTTTATTTAATTCATCTTGTGCTCTTGCATAATCTTTAGCTGCAAAAAAAGCTTGTTTTGTGTCAAGAGCAACTTTATTAAAGTTTCTCCCTGCTTTACTTAAATTAAGATTTAAACTATCTGTACTCCTTACTGCAAGTTTTACACCATTTATATAGTCGGCAAACATTCCTCCTTTACCTTTTCGACCTATTAATAATTGATTAACTTTATTAATTGACTTCGATGCAGCATTTAATTTTTGCTGGAAAACATTTAATTGATTTGCACCTTTAACCGCTACTCGAATATCTGCTTGATAAGCCACAGTCTTTAAATACAAGCACTACGCAACAGTCTAGCGGAGTCTCTTCGCCCTATCTATTTCTTTCTGTTGATCTTCGTTAAGAATCTGAAAATATGCACTCCATCCAAGTATTTCTTCTAACGTCATTTGTCTAACTTCTGCAAGAGACTTCCCTAACTCTTTAGCAATGCCAAATTGAAGCATTAACAAGTTATCTTTACGAAGCTCTGCACTTAGAATTTTGGGTCAATATCTTCCTCTTCTCCATCATTGATAATTGCAAGCATTAAAGATTGAAGATCTGAATCTCTTACTTCGTTTTTTAAAACATCAATTTCACCTAAAGCAAATAACCTTTGACCATTCTCATCTTGTGCTTTTGTCATTAACAAACGTAGTGCAAACTCATTAGCATCATCAGACTTAGTTCCTTTTTGTGCTCTTTCTCTTTCTGCCATTGTTAATGGTGTTACCCACATTTCAAAAATTGTCCCATCAGACAACATAACTTCTTTTTTTGTTGCTTCTAAATTTGCAGCTTTTTTTAAACGATCTATTGCTCTCGCAAATGTTTTTGAAGATTTAGAACTAGATGACATAACAAAAATCTATACATTTTTATTCTAACCTAATAGACAAGAAAAAACCCTGCACAAGGCAGGGCTTCTGGAACATTCCGATTCCGTTCTTATTATGAACGACTAAAATCAAATGTTGGTACTCCAGCAGGACGGAAGTTAACTGTTACTGCTTGTGCATCATCAGGAGTAACACCTAAAGAAGCAGAAGTTAATGTCGCATCAAAACTGATAAAACGACTAAGAGTGTCACTAACTGAACCACCGCTATAAACACGATCAATGTAAAGCTTAAATCCAGCTCCTACTTGCTGACGCTGAAGAACATCTTCAATCATTCTGTTAGATAAAGCTGCATCTTCATTTGTCATGTAAGCAGTTGCACTACCTGAACCATCACCAAAACCAGCAATGTAGTTTCTAAATGGAACATACTGACCAGGATCAGCACCAATAGTAGTTACATCAATTTCAGCTCTTTCAATTTCAAAACTCCATTCTCTGACTTGACTAACAGATTCAAAAGCAGCATACGCAACTTGAAATTCATTAGGAGCTGCTGCTGTTCCAACATCAGTTAGGTTTACAGCAGAACCACCAGCAGATGCAGATACAATCAATGCTCCTGTTGCTGCTGTGTAAGTAATAACGTAATAAGTTGTACCAGCACTTAATCCAGCAGGTAAAGTTCCTGTTCCTGATCCACCTGTAGAAGAATCAACAACACTAAACTTAACTGGATCTCCAACCTTAAGATTCAAATAAGTTTCAACAACCATTGTCTCAGTACCAATGGTTACATCACCAGTACCAAAAGTTCCTGTTGTCCCTGCTGGTTTGTAATAGAGAGCACCTGATGTGCCAGATAAACATGTAACGGCCATGAGGCTGCTGTAGAAATTTTCCTATAGATTAGCTCAAAACCGTGGCAACGTAAGAAGTGTCTATTCTTCCCATAAACATAGGGGGAGTTTCAGTCGTTGAGAAACTAGGCCCATTAATTGCTCCAACCTTAAAATACGTTCCAGTAGTTCCTTTTGTTCCATTATTTAATGTCTCTAAAACATCTACCGCAGTAGTTAATAATGTTTGATTTCTTGATGGCCCTTTACCTTTTTCGGTAAAAATACGAATAACAATTGCTCCTCTAGCGTTATCAACACTAGAAGTTAAAGTTGGATCATTTGTTAACCCAAAAGTTACATTTACCCTCACATATTCAGTCGTGCTATTGGCTGGTGCAGCCGTAATATTGTCAAAAAAGACAGGAACCGCAGGACTTAACGCTCCAAAAGCAGTTAACAATGGGTTCTCAACTTGTGCTCGAATACTTTGATAATTCATTTAAGTCGTCCTTGGGTTCTACGTTTTGATTCGTTTACAGCTTTATCCATTTCTATTCTAATTGCTCGATTAATTTCTCCTCCTTGGATATAAGTAGGAAACCAATCAAGTGGTGCAGTTCTGCTTGACATCGAATTGGGATCTCCTCCACCAATATCACCCCTTTTCGCAGGTCGTTTTCTTCCCGTGTTTGCAGTATTACTTCCTTTAACAGCTTTTCTGCCTTTTTGCGTTTGAGGTTCAAGACCCCATAAAGGATTTCTATATGATCTTCCTTCTATTTCATCCAAGGCATAAGCTTTATAAGGAACACCTGAAAAATTATGAGGAGAATTATTATAAATTTCAAAAATAATACTATCTTTTAAAAATTGAGAAGAAAGAATTTCTCGACCTGAAACTGACGGTCTTTGTATTCTTCTTGGTTCTCCTCCTTGACCAGGGCTAGGAGAAGTAAAAGTTTTAGAAGGTGTTTTAATTACCCATGAATTAGAAAATTTTCCTGACCATGATGGCCCTTTATCTTGTAAATCAGTTACGATTTGAACTGCTGTATTAACTGGGCCACCAAATAACAAAGAAGGGACTATACGATCTAAATCTTTAGCTAATTGACCAAACCCATTAAGTTTCCCAAGCATTATTGTGGCCTCACGATCAATGTATGAAATATAGGTTTATCTCCTCTTGCTGTTTGAATATTGATGATTTTTCCTTCCTTAGTAGATCCTGCTTGTGGATATTGAATACGATCTGCTTCTGTCGGGTAATAATCTCCTAATTCATTTGCTCCAATAACAACTTTTAAGTCAGTCGTTTGATATAACCCATCATCTTCACTTGAATTGATTTGTGTAATAACTCCTTTAACACTTACGTTTGTATCTGCTCCAGTAACAGCTCCTGTTGTTGGGT